AATTATGGCATCTGTAAATAACGCAACCGGCGTATACGGTACTCTAGGTTACAATTTTAGTGATCCAAATGGCGATATAATGAATTTTTCGTCAAATACGGTTGCACATTTAAATTCTATGCCTGCTTTTATTACAGCAAATCAGGCACAAGCAATGGTAGCGGCAGGCACAGGACCAATCAATACATCAAATTTCTATCAAAATCCTGTTGCAACAACAGTTCAGAATATATGGAATACTGCAAATGCATTTATTTCAATTACTTCTCCAACATGGAATATAGGAAATTCTTTTTTGGCGATTGCAAATTCTTTATCCATGGAAGCAAATTCATTTATGTGGCACACAAATAGACTGTCAAATTTAGTGTCTTTCGATGGAACAGATACGGTTAATCCTTATTATACTCAAGCAATATCTTTTGGTAAAATAGCAATTTACATTACAAATCAATCAGATGGAATAACAAATACTTCACCAGTTCTTGGCAGTTTTACGAGTTTATTCATTGGTCCACAGTTAAACTCTAATTCTAGCATACTTTCATCTGATTATGTAAATCTTAGTTCAGCTATTATGGCTAATACAGCAACTCCATCGCAATACCAACAAGTACAAAACGATATGAATACTGCAAGTATTTTAATGTCATCCAGACAAAGTGCAGACATAACTTTTTATACAAATTTAAAAAATATGATTCAAAATTATAATACAACAAAACAATTCCAATCAATGGGAGAGTCACAAACATTTTTGGTAACTAATTTCATAGGTACGGCTAACGCAATTAACTTGATATCCTAAGAAATTTCGAATTTTTTTGTTCCGGCCTCAAAATTCTCCGAAGGCTATCTTGATTTCCAAAAAGCGTTTTTACTTTTAGACATAAATAAAAGATGGCAACTTTACAAAAAATATATTCTGACATAGACTTAACATTCAATCGTTTACCGGTTACGAATGATATTGCTTTACGTTATAATGACCAGTCGGTTATAGCATCTGTCAGAAATTTATTGTTAACTAATTTTTACGAAAAACCTTTTCAGCCTTCTTTAGGTTCAAACATAGATGCGATTTTATTTGAACAATCTGATGGAATTACATCAAATATTTTAGAAAACGAAATAAGAAACGTAATTAAAAATTTTGAACCAAGAGTTACAATCAATCAAATCATCATACAACCAGATTCGGATAACAATTCTTTCAATTTAACAATGAGTTTTTTCATAGGAAATAACACAACACCAACAACGGTCAATATGCTACTTCAAAGGTCAAGGTAATGGCTTCAAATACAAACATAAACATCACGGAATTAGATTTTGGCAGTATAAAGTCTGGTTTTATTAATTATTTACAAAATCAACCAAATGGAGTTTTTAAAGATTATAACTTTTCTGGTTCGGCTTTGTCTACTCTTTTGGATGTTTTAGCATATAACACACAGTATAATGCTTATTATTTGAATATGGTTGCAAATGAGATGTTTTTAGACTCCTCACTACAAAGAAGTTCTGTTGTTTCTCATGCTAAGCTATTGAATTATGTACCAAAATCTGCTATTGCACCTCAGGCTGAAATCAATATTACATTTAACGGTGTTGCAAATACGTCATTTACTTTGCCTCGTTACACAAACTTTATGTCTGAGCCAATTAATGGCGTAAATTATAACTTTGTAACAATTACTTCAAATACAGTCAATGTTGTAGCAAATACAGCAACATTTAATAATATTGTATTAAAACAAGGTGTTCCAACAACATATTCATATACAGTAAATAGCACAACTAATCCAAATTATGTTTTTCAAATACCAGATGCTAATATTGATGCAAGCACATTACAAGTAATTGTACAGCAATCATCATCCAATTCTTCTTATACAATATTTTCGCCAGCTTCAAATTATTTACAATTAAATAGTGCTTCTCCTGTTTACTTTTTACAAGAAGCATTAAACGGCAACTATGAAGTTTATTTTGGGGATGGAATCTTAGGCAAAAATTTATCTGATGGCAATATCGTTGCTTTATCATATGTTTCTACTGATGGTTCTAATGCTGCAGGTGCAAACAATTTTACTTTAATGGATCAACTAAGTGGTTTTACGACAAAATCAATTTTTCCAGTTTTGCCTGCTACACAAGGTGGTTCTAAAGAATCGATTACTTCCATTAAATTTCAAGCACCTAAATCATATTCAGCACAAGGCCGTGCAGTAAGTAAAAATGATTATATTACAGCATTACAACAAAATACATTAGGTATTTCATTCGATGCTGTTAATGTTTGGGGTGGCGAAGAAAATAATCCTCCTGTTTACGGCCAAGTATTCATTGCAATTAAACCATCAGGCGGTTATTTTTTAACTCAAACACAAAAACAAAGATTAGTTTCTGAAGTCATTACTCCTATTTCTGTTTTAACTGTTACTCCTACAATTGTGGATCCAGACTATACATATTTACAGATTAATGCAAATGTCTATTATGATCCAACACAAACAGTTCTAACTTCAGCTCAAATTAGTTCTGGTGTAATAACCGCAATTCAAAATTATGGACTAACAAATTTAAACACATTTAACTCCACATTCAGTTCTTACACTTTGTTAACTGCAATTCAAAACTATGATCCTTCAATCATTTCAAGTGAGTTTGGTTTAAAATTGCAGAAGAAGTTTTTCCCATTATTAGGAAATTCTTCTTATATTAAATTATATTATAACACACCAATACAACGTGGTAAATATGGTAGTGGCATTACAAGTTATCCGCCAATGCAATTCCTAGACCCATCTAATTTAGTAAATATTATTGATGGTGTTTATATTGAAGAAGTTCCAGTTTCAACTTATGGTGTTGATTCTATTTCAATTATTAATCCAGGCTATGGTTATCAGTCAACGCCTACGGTTACAATTCAAGGTGATGGCACAGGTGCAACAGCAAAAGCAGTTGTTGTTAACGGTTCTATTTCTTCCGTTATTGTAACAAATTCAGGAAATAACTACACGCAAGCTATTGCAACAGTTACACCTGCAGCATCCGATACTACAGGTAGTTTAGGTGCATTAGTCGTTAATTTACAAGGCCAGTATGGAACATTAAGAACATATTATAATAATGCAAATACTAATATCAAAACTATTTTAAATACAAATATTGGTACAGTAGATTATCAAAATGGTATTATTAGTCTAAACAATTTTAATCCTTATCAAGTTGATAGTGATTTGGGTCAATTAGCAATTTCTGTAACGCCAACAACAGATATTGTATCATCCACATACGATAGAATCATTACGATTGACCAATTTGATCCTACGTCAATCTCAGTCAATGTTACAGCAAAATCTAAAACATGATAACTAATGGTCAAAAAACCTCACTATTAGTACCATATCAGTTACCTGAATTTATTCGGGATAATCCTGACTATTCCAATTTTGTTCTATTCTTACAAGCTTATTATGAATGGATGGAACAAAATGGAAATATGGAAGATGGTGTCAATAATCTTTTGAATTATCGTGATATTGATTCTACCACGGATCAATTCATCTCTTATTTTCAAAATGATTTTTTACAATATTTTCCAAAAGAAATTCTTGCGGATAAACAAAAAGTTATTAAATTAGCTAAACAATTATATCAATCAAAAGGTACTCCGGCTTCTTTTCAATTTTTATTTCGTGTGTTGTACAATTCTGATGTAGATTTCTTTTATACTAAAGACGCTGTATTGAAAGCATCTTCGGGTAAATGGTATATTTCAACGAGTTTAAAATTATTAACTACCGATTTAAATTTTTTAGAAACCAACAATCTTAGAATTTTTGGTGAAACTACCAAATCAATTGCAACAATTGAAAATTCAGTCCTTGCACAAAATAAAATAGAAATATTCATTTCAAATATTGAGCGTTTATTCCAATCTGGTGAGTTTGTTCGAATTGTCGATGGTCGTAACCAAGATGTTTATTTTTTAAATGGTCAAATTGTTCCTGCCGGTACTGTTGGTGCTGAAGTTCCAAGAGCAAAAATTGTTGGTCAAATTAGTCAAATTAAAATATCATCTTTACAAGCTTTAAGAGGTAATTTGTATCAAGGTGCAAACACAGCAGTAAATTATCCAGGTGACCCAATTGTTATTTACGGCGGTTTAAATGCAGTTAGTGGTCACGGTGCAGCTGCAACTGTTGATTCTACAACAAAAGGTTCTATTAAAGCTATTAATGTTGCTAATAATAGCGGCGTTTTACTTGGTGGTTTTGGTTATTCTATTGAAGATTCAACACTAAATCAGTACGGGCAAATCAATATTATTAATGGCGGTGGTGCGATTGCAAACATTGGCGGAGTTAATACTGCGATTGTACAAATAGGAAATTCATATTATAATCCTGTTTCTACAATTTCTTATGTGCCAAATAATAGAATTGGTAGAGAAACTGCCGGAATTCCATCATCTGCTAATGCTTATATGTTGTTTGATGCACCAGAATACAGTTTACACATTGGTCAAAAACTAGGCGTAACTGCAAACGCAAAAAATTATACATGGGATGGTTCTACGACATATGCTAATTTAAATAGTTCAAATGCTACAACAAATTTATTAAACGGACTATCATTTGTTTCTTCATTTTTAACATACCCAATATCATCTGTTATTGTTGAAAATCAAGGTGGCGGATTAACATCTACTCCTACTATTTCCGCTTCATCTTTATATAAGACAGATGATTTTATTTCAACTGGAGATTTGGGCTCTTTAGGTATTTTAGGACCAATACAAATTAACAATCCAGGATTAGGATATGTTGCGAATGATAAAATTGTTATTTCTGGTGGTTCTGGTTATGGCGCATACGCAAACGTAATTACTGTTGCAGTTAATGGTGCAATCACGAATGTTGCCTATGTGTATTCATCTTCTGGTCCGACTTATCCATTAGGTGGAATGGGATACAGATTATCTGCATTACCAACTCTAAGTGTTTCTTCGGCAAACACACAAGCGTCAAATGCTTCATTATCAATAACAGGACTTGTTGGCCAAGGTGCTCAATTTGTTGCTTCTCTTGATCGAGTTGGTTCAATTACAACTATAAATATTTCAGATTACGGTCAAGATTATATTGCAAAACCAAATGTATCATTTAAAGTACAAGATATTATTATCACAAATGTAGGTACAAAACCATCTAGTGGTGATATTGTATATCAAGGTTCAAACGTAAACTCATCTACTTATTTGGCGACAGTCGATTCAGTTATTCCTATATTACCACTTTATGCAAATACATTATTAGATTTATATACGTTGAGGGTATATAACTATAATTCAACTCCTAATATTGCTTACCCTTTAAAATCAAATACTTATAGTGTTGCAATTACAAATTCGTATGCAACTGTTATATTGTCTCAGTATGGCGGAATCAATCAAACTCGATATGCAAACGGTGTAATCACATATGGTGATGGTACTGCCGCAGGTAATGCTTCATTCTTAAATGGTTTAACATTAGGTGCAGGCCAATATTTGGATACAGCAGGCCAACCAAGTTCCTTTGATGTAATACAAAGTAAAGATTATAACAACTACACTTACGAAATTACATTAGAAAAAGAAATTGCTAAATACAGAAGTGCATTATTGAATCTTTTACATCCAACGGGTATGAATGTTCGTGGCCGTTTTGCAATGAAATCAAATGGTTCAATGTTAAGTACAGCAGTAGAAGGTTTACAGACAGGCCATTTACTATATGATTTTGTTGGATATAATTCAGCAAATGCTCAAATAGGTACAGGTAGTTTCTCAGCTCCAAGTACAAACATATTACGATTTGGTAATATTACTTCAGGAACAAATATTGCTAATATTATTTTCTCAAATAGTATTATTCAGTTTACAACTGCTAACGGCCGTGCATTTAAGTCTGAAGT